TCTGTTTATGCGGCATCCGAAATTTATGCGCATATCAAGAAGTTCCAAGGTGATTCTGTATCAGAAATAACAGATGTGTGTGCGAGTGCTGCGTCTGTAGTTGCAACTGCTACAAAACGTACAGTAATTGCCCCAGGTGGTGCAGTAATGATTCATAATGCTTCAGTTGTTGCATCTGGTGATTATCGAGACATGGAAGCGATGAAGCAGTTATTAATTCAAACGAATTCTGCAATTATGCAAATGTATATTGCCAAAACGGGTAAAACGGAAGAGGAATTAAAGCAAATGATGGACGCAGAAACATGGATGAATGCACAGCAAGCATTGGAGCATGGTTTTGTTGATGAAATTATGTTTGCTAATGAAGTACCAATTTCTGCTTCAGATACAGATGTAAATGCAAATGGCTTGTTGCCAAAAGAGGTAATCGATAAAATGCGCAATCTCTTAGCAACCGACCCAAATATTTTAGTGAAAAACAGTGCTTCGACAGGCGTTCCAAGTGAGTCAGAAAAAGAGCCGGAAGCGAAAGGAGCGAATGAAATTATGGATTTAAATGAATTACAGGCAAAGCATCCAGAATTAGTGGAGCAAATTCGTAATGAAGCTAAAGCGGAAGCAATTACAGCTGAGCGCAAGCGAATTCAGGAAATTGAAAATTTAGCCCCTGTTGGTATGGAAGAGTTAGCAAATAAAGCAAAATTTGAAACAGGTGTAACTGCCGAGCAATTAGCAGTAGAAGTGTTAAAGGCTCAAAAGGAGCAAACACAAACACAAATTCAAAATCGCATTACTGATGCAGCTCCATTAAATCAAATCGATGCGGCCGAGCCACCAGCAAATAACAAAGATGCTGAAGTGGAGAATATTTTAGACAAGCTATTTGGATAAGGAGGAATTAAAATGCGTGTATTAGAGCATGAAAATTTATTAGCTGGCTTCCAAGATAATGTTGTAACAGAGCCAATTATCGTAGCTACCGAACAAGAATTATCTGTTGGCCAAGTATTTGCACTGAACGCTGAAGGTGAAGCCATTGCCATGACAGGGGCAAGCACAGCAACAGAAGTGTACGGTATTATGGCAGATGCTGTTGCAACTGCTACTGGAGAAACAAAGTCGGCTGTTTGCTACAAGCGCGGCGAGTTCAACGCTCGTAAAATTATTTTGCCAACTGGTGGCAATGCAGTAGCTTACAAGAAAGCATTAAGTAATATTGGAATTACGCTTCGTGATACTATCGTAGCAATTCCACAAGGGGAGGAATAAATAATGGCAGTAAACTTATTTGAACCACGTACAATGTTTAAATTTTCGGAGCGTATGCCAAAAGCTACGACATTTTTACGTGATAAATTCTTTGGAAATAAAGAGTTTTCGGCGACTGCTACGGTTGATGTCGACATTAAAGTCGGCGGTTTAAAGGTAGCTCCTTATGTAAGTGAGAAAATCGGTGGGAAGGTTGTTGAAAATAGTGGATTTGCAACGAAAACATTTACACCACCGTTAGTATCGCCTTTAAAAGTAACAACAGCTGCTGATATTCAAAAGCGCTCAATGGGTGAAAATATTTATTCATCCCGTACACCAGATGAACGTGCTGCTGAAAAACTTGTAAAAGATATGCAAGATTTAGATGAAATGATTACACGCCGTGAAGAATTAATGTGTGCTCAAGCAATTTTTGAAGGTCAAATCGAAGTAAAAGGCGATGGTATTGACCATGTAATTACTTTTGGTCATACAAATCGTGAAACTTTATCTGGTGCAGATTTATGGTCAGTAGAAACATCAAATAAATTAGCTGATTTGAAAAGATGGCGTCGAATCGTTCAGCAGACAGGCTTTGTAAATACGGATTCAGTTGTAATGGCGGCAGATGTAGCAGATGAGCTATTAAAGGATAAGGAAATTAAAGAATTACTAAATATCCGTAATGTTAGTATCGGACAAATTGCAATTAGTGAGCTTCCACAAGGCGCTACGTATATTGGCTACTTAGCAGAAGTTGGGCATCTATATTCATATAATGCACATTATTATGATGAGGTAGATCAAGTTGCAAAGCCATTAGTTCCACCAGGTTCATTAGCGCTATTATCTTCTGAAACGGATTTCTCAATGGGCTATGCAGCGATTACTCTTATTAAAGAGGATGATTTCGTCACATTTGAGGCAGAACGTGTTCCAGATTCATGGACAGAAAAAAATCCTGCTCGTAAAATGCTTCAAATGAGTGCGAAGCCGTTACCGATTCCGAAAGAAATTAACGGCTGGTATGTAGCGAAAGTGTTATAAGGGGGAAGCTTAAATGATTAGAGCAAAGCATAATATTCGTCATAGTGGCGTGAGTTATAAAAAAGGGGCGCTTATTCAAGGTTTAACAGAGGCAGAGGAAAAGCGCCTTGTTAAATTAAAGTCGGCTGAATATGTCATCTCACCGGACGAAGAAATTCAGCAACAACAGCAATCTGAAAATATCTTTACAGTGGATCCAGAAAAATTTAAAGAGTTAGCAGAGGCTTTAAATGATTTATACAACGCTGACGAACTAAAACGTGAGGCTAAAGATCTTGGAGTGGATTTAACAGGTATCACGAAAAAAGAGGATGTAATCGCTGCTATCATCAACCAAGGAAAAGCAGACGATTTACTTGAGGATGAACCAGATGGAGAATAAGAGAACGTTTAAAGACTTTATTGATGAGGATTTAGACGTTTTTTTTAATCTTGATGAATTTGCAGAGGAACATGAGATTGAGGGTGAAACTCTTATTGCAATCGTCGTTGATCAGCAGTCAAATGATAGTTTAACAGGTTTCACACGTGAACAGCTATACACTGCACAGGGTGTCTTTAAAGAAACAAAGACGATTTATGTAAAATCGGCTGATTTCTATATTCCAAAGGTTGATAGTGTTATTACACTTGATGGTCAAGAATATTATGTTGAAGAGGCTGGAGATGAAAAAGGAGTTATCCGTATTGTCATTTCAGCTAATGAAAGTTAGGTGATATTATGGCACAAATTCGTGTCACTCATGCAGAGCAAATTGAAGCGCTGTTTGAAGAAACACCAAGGCAAGCAAAGATTGTTTTGTGGCGTGCCATTAATCGAGCGGCTACTGCAGGGAAAACAAGGGCGAGCGTTAATATTCGGAAAGAGTACGTAATTAAGGCTGGGGATGTTAAACAACGTATTAAAATTCGAAAAGCAACAGCCAATGCTTTATCAGCTCAAATCCGTGCAAGTGGACCAGTTATCCCCTTAATGAAGTTTGATGTTACTCCTTCGTCTCCTGAGGGTATGCAGGTACGTGCTCGTGTAAAAAAAGGCAGTAGAAAACCAATTCAAAATGGTTTTGTTGCCAGAGCAAACGGGCAGGTAAATGTATTTACTCGCGTAGGAAGTAGCCGTTATCCGATTCAAGGTAGATACGGTCCATCAGTAGCTCAGATGATGGGGAAAGATGAAATTGTTGATGATATTCAGAATCGTGCTCAAGAAGTGCTTGATAGTCGTCTTGAACACGATTTGAATCGTCTTCTGAGAGGTGAATTCTAATGCATGCACTCGATATTGTAGATCAACTTGTGGCGTTTTTACAAAATGCCATGAGCGACTATTTATTACCGACTAAAGAGGGGGTAGAAAAGCCTCCAACTGTATATGACGGTTATTTACCAGCTAAAAAGAATGTACGACGAGGTGAGGATGATCCTGAACAAGAGGATTATCCTTTTATTATTGTGCGTTATTTAGGTGATGAAGACGAATTGCATAAGCAAAATAATATTGCTTTTAAGCTATTAGTCGGTACGTATAACCAAGATGAACAACATGGTTGGAGAGATGCACTTGGCTTGATGATACGTATTAAAACAAAGCTTCGAGAAGAACAGGCAATTGGTTCAGCTATGCTAACAGGTAAAATTAGTACCGGACTTTTTGAAGAACAATTGAAACCGATGTGGCACGGCATGATGGAAGTCGAGTTTGAAATGCCACAGATTCAAACAAAGAATAGGAGTGTGTTAGATAGTGAGTTCTATTAAAGAAAGTGTATCAAAGGTTACTGTTGAACAGGTCACAGAAACGATTACTGAAGCTGCTGTTGAATCTGGCAAGGTAAAGAGTAAACCTGAAAAATATATGTATGTTGGACCACCAACAAAAACATTGCCGAAGTATGCAATTTATGAAGGGGGCTTGCCAGAACATGCAAAAACTCATATTGAAGCATGCCCAGCATTAAAGCCATTATTTATCAATCCAAGTGATTTAACAACTATCCAGTTAAAGTTAGCTGACGGCAATTCTGTAGAGGCTATGTTCTATAAAAAAGCTGAAGAATATTTAAGTGAGGTGAAATAACTATGGCGTTCCGACATGGTTCTCGTGTAACTGAAATTCCAACCTCCATTTCTGTACCTGTAGAAGCAACAGCCACATTACCAGTTGTTTTCGGTACTGCACCGATTCATTTAGCAAAAACATCAGAATATGTAAATGAGCCATTCATTGCGTATTCATGGGAAGAAGCGATAACAGCGTTAGGGTATTCAGATGATTGGGAAAAATATACGTTATGCGAAATGATGGATGCAGCGTTTCGTCAGTTTAATGTAGCGCCAATTGTTTTTGTGAATGTACTTGATCCAGAAGTGCATAAAGCATCCGGAAACGAAACGGTACCTGTGGTTAAAGGAAAGGCTACTGCAAAAGCTGATGGCATTTTAAAGGATTCACTTGTAGTGAAATTAACACAAGAGACTGAAAATTCATTAGCGAAAGATGTAGATTATATTTCTTCTTTTGATGATGACGGTAAATTAGTAATCGCGTTAATTACGAATACAACGGCTGAATCTATTCACATTCAATTCGACAAATTAACACCAGAAGCGGTTGATGGTGATGATATTATCGGTGGTTACAATATCGAAACAGGAAAGCGAAAAGGTTTAGAGCTATTAAATGCAATTTTCCCGAAATTCCGTTTGGTACCTGCTCAAGTGTTAGCGCCGAAGTTTTCAACAATTCCAGGTGTAGCTGCAGTCATGAAAGCAAAAGCCTCTGCAGTAAACACCTATTTCCGAGCATTTGCTTGGGATGATATTGATACGACAGTCGTGAATCACTATCAAAAGGCGAATGAATGGAAAAACCAAAATAATTATGTAGGTTATAATGAAGCACCTTGTTGGCCAATGGTTGCTCTTGATGACAAGCTTTATCATATTTCTACCCAGGCGGCATGTTCAGTCGTGAAGGTAGCCAATAGTAACGGAGACTATCCGCACGAGTCACCATCCAATAAAAACTTATCGATGAACAAAATGGTGCTGAAAGATGGTACAAAAATCGATTTAGGACCGGATCAAGCAGAGCTGTTGAACTCTCAGGGGATTACAACAGCGCTTAACTTTATGGGCGGTTGGGTTCTGTGGGGTAACTGCACAGGTGCATTCCCTACGAATACGGATGTCAAAGATATGTTTATTCCAGTGCATATTACACATAACTGGATTGCTAATACAATCATCTTAACGACTTGGAGCAAGGTCGATAAGCCTATTACGCGCTCTTTAATCGATAATATTATCGATACAATGAATAACTGGTTTAACGGCTTGCATAACAGAAATGTCATTCTGGGTGGTCGCGTAGAGTTCCGTAAAAGCGATAATCCAACAACGGATTTATTAGGTGGTAAATTACGCTTACGCTACTTTACAGCCGAACCTGTTCCTGCTCAAGATATTGAGAATCTACTTGAGTTTGATCCAACGTATTACAATTCATTATTTTAATTAGGATGGTGAAAGCATAATGTCAGCAATTATTCCAGAGAAGTTGAATGATTTTCGGGTGTATGAGCCCGGAAATCCAGATTATAAAGGTATTTCAGATATTCAGTTACCTAGCTTAGAGCCCTTAACAGAATCTATTAATGGGGCGGGTATTTTAGGTGAATATGAGTCCCCAGCATTTGGCCATTTAGGATCTATGAAGTTAGTTTTAAACTGGCGTGTTACGAGTAAGGAATTACTATCGTTTTTCCGTCCAGAAGCAATGGAAATTGATTGTCGAATGGCAAATCAGGAATATCATGAACAAAGAGGTAAGCATGAATTCACTGCCAATCGTTTATATGTTCGCGGCATTCCAACGAAAAATGACTTAGGAAAAGCGCAAAAGGGCAGTCCATACGAGGGAAGTACAGAAATTGAAGTACTACACATGAAACTTGAATGTGATGGTCAAACATTAATTGAAGTCGATAAAATCAACTATATTTACAAAGTCAATGGCGTGGATTATTCACAAAAATTACGTGACGCATTAGGTCTATAAATTTAGGAGGGAACTGTAATGAGAGTACCTAACGAACAAACTGCAGTAGAAGCTACTCAAAATGAACAATCACAAGGAGATTCAAAAAACTCTAAAGAAAAGTCTTATGAGTCGACTGTAATAATTAAGCATCCTATTGAACTTAATGGGGTGCTTTTAAATTCCATTAAATTAGATTTTTCAAAGTTAACGGGTGATACGGTTTTGAAAATCGATGAGGAGTTACGAGAAGAAGGTATGCCGACAGGATTCGACAATATCTGGAATCAACAAGCTGTTTTAAAATTAGCAGCTCGTGCAGCGGGCATGCTGACTGAAGATTTAAGGAAACTACATGCAGGTGATTTTATGGAAGTGACATTCCGTACACGAAATTTTTTCATCGGATGGTAGGGAGTGATGGCGGGGCTAAATTGCTTCGTCAAACTTTCCTAGCGATTTCTTCAAATACGTATACACCTTTGCCACACTGGATGAGTATGCCTTTAACTGAACTGCAACTATGGGGTGAGGCAATGTGCAAAGAGGAGGATGAATAAGTGTCTAGAACATTTGAAACGACAGTACAAATTAATGGTGCTATCGGTAGTTCCTTCACAAGTGCATTTCGAAATGCCCGGACAGGTATGACAGATTTGCGTGAAGAAGCGCGAGCAGTACAGCGTGAACTTGATCGCCTTGGCGCTGATTTTAGGAATGGTCGTATCCATCAATCACAGTATACGGAAGAAACAAGACGATTACGTGCGGAACTAGATAATCTTGAATCAAGGCAGCAACGTTTTGAAGCATTTAAAAACACTGTTACAAATGGTTGGAATACTACGAAGGCAGTTGCTTCTATTGTTGCAATTGGTGCTGCA